GGGTGGGCGACTGGTCCACTTCTGACTGATGCGAAAGGTAAGGCGATCGTCGATCCCCGTAAGGCTTCTAGGAACTATCCAGGTCTAAACTACGAGAAGTACTGCTCATCCTTCTGTGTCAAGAACACTGGGATCAAAGTCGGAAAGACTCACCCCAAGGTCCGAAAGAAGGCTGTCAAGGTCTAAAGCTTCCTCCACGTCAAATGTTATATCGAAGAGATCCATCACGTTGAAAATAGATTCCTCATTCAAGGACACAGAGTTTGAAGCTGCTGTGTAATTGTTCTGAATCGTCACGACAATTTTAAATTGCGAACCATCAAATATTTTTCTACATACGGGGCATGTGTTCTTACCTTTATCTTTCCATTCCTGTAGACATTGGGAATGAAACATATGTCCACATCGGATCGGCGGATTTGTTCTCGTCGATCTGACTTCATTGAGACATATGGAACATGTCGACATTCTATAGAAAGGTTTTAAAGTTTTTCTGGTGATTTCGCTCATTTAGTAGATGTCGGATGCGTTGACGAGAGGCTTATCACAGGTGTTGCAGTTATCCTTACCCTGCTCAGCCTGAACCTGGGAGAGGAGACCGGGACCCTGCTTCTGGAGAAGCTGCCTGTAAGAATAGTTGTCTTCAAAAGAGATGTTATTCTTCTTCATGACGTAGTTGTTCAAGAGTTGGGCGGACGTGTTAATGGTGAAGCACCGACCATCGGCCATACCAAGTCGCTGGGACATTTTGTTATTATAAAACTAGAAATTAATTTGTCTATTCGTGATCGTCTTCATCCACGATTCAAATCCTCTCTCCCTGAGCTTTTCGATGAAAGGTTCACATTTATATCCCAAATATATGTCAAATACATCCGTCTCCTCTGTGCGAGACACCCTAATCCCAGGGTTTTCGTTGATGTGCTGGTTGATGATGTTGTAGGCAAAGGCAATCTCTTTGAGAGTCTCCGCCCCCGTGATGATGATTTTCCCTGTGCTGAAGATGCTACATGTAATCTCCTTCATGTCATGAGCGGGTTTGAACTTTATCTTAACTGCTGAGTATCTATCAGGTTCAAACGACACCTTGAAGATGTCGTTGTACTCCTCGAACCAGTCCGCCACCTTCATGAGGTTGATGTTGTAGTTCAGACTGAAGTTTGAGTTGATCATGACCACACGGAAAGTGTCATTGGAAATCTTAATCTCCATACCCAAGAAAACTTTGAAAATGTAGGCCAGTTGGGTGATGATGCGTTTACAGTCGAAGAGATCGCAACACCCCGCAACCTGGATTGAGCCGTTGGGGAACACCTTGACAGATTTGGTGCTGTAAGTGTCATGGTAGGTGAGGGTCACCTGGTTATAAAACGTCGTGGGTTTCAATTTCCACTCAAAGCCCTCCGTCGAAGAACCCTCTCTCTTCATGCGGTACGATCCAATACGCTCGAATGTCTCACGAAGCTTTTTAATATCAATCTGCTGGATAAAGCTCGACACCATAGTGATTGTCGTAATCTTGACCCAAGAGGGTCTAGTCTCATCAGGGAGGCCTTTTCGTATCTCATCTAGGGTGAGGAGATACGAAAAGCTGTTATTGGCAATTGATGAATACATGTTTTTTATGTGTGTTGATGTTCACTTAGGTGTTTAAAGAGAACAAACGTCTCATGACTACATGACTTCTTTTATCAAATCTGCGAAACATGTGCACGATATTGAATCCGATCTGTCATATGTGGAAGTCAATTATGATCGTTATGTGAATGGGAAGGGGTATGAGACATACACGGATTACATCAACACCGAGCCCCTGGCGGACTGGGTGACACTCGAATCAGAAAAACATTCAATTCCATATGAGAAGTTTCTAGATGTGATGGTTAGGAAGACTGTCGAGGTTCTTCAGCGTATGGCAGAACTCACACTCGAAAATATCCTCGTGTACGATCAGCCAGATAGGGTATACGTTCGTCTCGTCCATGCGATTAAAATTCTGGATCCAACATTCCAACCACCCCGTATAAATATGGAGAGTGCTTGGCAGATGGAGCTCGTCAAAAAGATTTGTAAAAAGTATGTCCCACAGGCGATCCAGGAGTGTATAAAAAAGTCTAGACTGGAATACTTCTTCAACGTCTTACAAACAATAGACCGAGAACAATGAGAAGAGCAACCAAAAAGATCCAGAAATAGGGTACACTCTGGTTGGATACACCTACAGTCACCTTCTTAGTGGGCCGTGTGAAACCACAATCAACATTTCTCCGTGGATGAACCTTCTTCTTAATAAGGCATGGCTCAGTCTCCTCTTTGCACAGACCAGTCCCACAAAAGACACTCTTCTCGACAACTGGAACCTGGAGTGGGGGTTTCATCTCAACAAAATCATTAAAACCACCCGTCTGTCTCACACCCCCAGGAAGGGAAAAATCGTGTGTGACGAATGGGTTCACATCATTGATGGCATCCTCATCGTTGAGCATGTATTTACTCATCGTTGTTACTACTACTTCAGATTATAATTTTTATCATGCATTTTGGATCGATGTTCTTCCCACATTTTATCTAGATCCACATTCAACATGTGTGCGAGCTGGAAGAGATAACTGAAGACGTCTCCCATCTCCATCATCACATCTGTACCACGTTCCTTCTTGAGGTTTGTCTTCTTATATGTTTTCTTGTATTGCCTGATGGCTGAGGCGAGTTCTCCAAACTCTTCCGTCAGGAGAAGCCATACAGTATCTACAGCAGCCCTATCCCAACCTTTAGATTTACAAACTTTCTCTGTTTCAGTCTTGTAGTAATTAAGACTCATCACTTATGATGCAGTCGCACCCAATCTTTAATTGATACCAATCTTGTCGTTGTAGTCCATCTTTTTTCCAGTCGTGCTCGTATTTATAGGTTGATCGAGGGGGATACTGATGGTATCGATATCCTTCGCATATGCGATGTACTGTGAGACACCGGTTTGAATTTGAGACATAGCAGTATCGATGACACGAGTGTTCATAAACTTAACCTGTTCCTTCACTTGGGTGTGATGGTCACCAGCGTTGTTGATGAAGACCATTCGCATGATACCATAGAGGTCGTCGGGGTTCTGGTAATCGATCGCGATACCAGTCTTGTTCTTAAATGTCTGACGAATACCACGCTGGATCAGATTTTTGTTAAAGTCTGAAAAGAAGAGAGTGTTCAATGGGGTCTCACACTGCTGAATGGAGTCAAGGTGGAGGTTCTCACACATTTAATATACTCGCCGAAAAAAATTGTGTGTCAATAGTAAATGGTGAACTTTGCTGACTTTAATGAAGTCTATGCCAACAAACCCCCAACCATGGAGGAAATTCCATGCCAGCCCCCAGCCTGCTTCGTCGGTTCGTATGCTCCTGTAGCTAGGGCTGGTGAGGAGGGACCCTTCTATGTGAACACCTACCTTCTCCAACCCAACCGTAAGTTCGAGACTTTCGGAACTGTTCCTGTGAGGAGCAAGGATCTCGAGTGCAAGAAATAAGTTAAAAATAAAAGTGGAACTTTAGATATATGAGGGTCATTAAACGCTCAGGTCGTATTGAGGATATGAAATTTGACAACGTCACCAATAGGATCAAGAATTTAACATATGGTCTCTCTGATAAGTGCGACTCTTCTAAAGTTGCACAGCAGGTATTTTCTTCCATGTATGATAACATCACGACTCAAGAAATCGATACACTCTCTGCTGAAATTTGTATCGGTATGATTACTTCCGATCCAGACTATGAAACCCTAGCTACTCGCATCGTCGCCAGTAACATTCAGAAGGTGTGTCCCAACAACTTTCACCTCGCGATGCGTAAGCTTCATAAGGCTGATGTCGTCACAGACGAAGTCGTGGAAGTTGCTCAACAGGTTAAGGGTGCTATCGATATGGACCGGGACTTCGATTTCGGATATTTTGGTCTCAAGACCCTCGAGAAGAGCTATCTTCAGCGTGTCGATGGAAAATTGATCGAGACACCACAGTACATGTTTATGAGGGTTTCCATTGGTATTCATGGTAAGGATATTATTGGGGTTCTTGATACTTATGACAAGATGTCTAGGGGTCTCTTCATCCACGCCACACCAACCCTCTTCAACGCTGGTACACCTAGACCTCAAATGTCTTCGTGTTTTCTCATCGCAAACAAAGCGGACTCGATCGATGGTATCTACGGTACACTAACTGAATGTGCTCAGATCAGTAAATGGGCTGGTGGTATCGGTATGCACATTCACGATATTCGTGCCAATAAGTCGCGTATTCGGGGTACCAATGGTCAGTCTGATGGTATCATCCCTATGTTACGTGTCTTCAACTCGACTGCGAGATATGTGAACCAGGCGGGTCGTCGCAAGGGATCGATCGCTGTGTACCTGGAGCCGTGGCATGCAGATATCATGGACTTTTTGGAGTTGCGTCTCAATCAGGGTGATGAGGAAGCGCGTTGCCGTGATCTCTTCTCTGCTCTGTGGATCCCTGACCTTTTCATG